AGACTGTTTTTTGAATCCATGACTTTTCAATAAAAGGCTTTAAGTGTTGAGGGCCGTTGTTTGTATTGAGTGCTTTGCTTAAGCTTGTAAAGTAAGCATCAACCCCGATCTTGAGTTGATAGTTTAAAAGCTTCATGATGTAGATCTGTTGAGTGTTTGTATAGTTCCCCTCAGACATCTTAGAAAAGATCTCCATAATTAAATCATTATATCTCTTTTGATTAATCAAATATAAATATGTTTGAACTGCGTTCTCTCCCTCTAATAAATCAAAGTATTCATCTAAGTTGACGCACTGATAAAGATCTTTGTTGAAGTCATGGAAAGAATCATAAAAGCGTATCGCCTGCCTAAATCTAAACTCATCAAACTCATTCCACTGTTTATGGAAGTAGACGACTGCGACGAGTCCATACTGATCATAATTACAAACACCTTGAGCCCGTTGATCCTCAAGGGTAGTTGTAAACCCCACAACTAAGATCCTCTTGGAGTTGGATCGATCTTTGTGGAGATTGTGCTGGAGGAATGATCTAACATGCTTCTCCTGGAGAGTCTCAATCAGTGCCTTCTTTGGCTCTTTCCCAATTGTACTCCTTAACTTCACTTCGATCTCACAGACCTTTTGATCTCTTACAAATTGATTCTCTCGTGTATGACCCGCCCATAAGATCCCATCACAATACCCTCTTTCTCCTGCGATCAATCTCATGTCGTCTTCTGTGACATAAAGAGGAGAAGCGTAAAAAGCTCCTAAGACTTCCATTTCAAAACGATAGCCTCTTCCTATATGATGATTCATTTTGACATCCTATTTCTTTTTAGTGTTTAAGAGAGTTGTCTTTTTTTCCCTTGGATATATCATGTTAAATTATGAGTTCTTTCTAGTCTCGTTCTATGTCTTCTTTGTCTGTGTCCTTGCTCTTATCTATTCCGAGTAAATGATCAGTCTGCTTCATCATCAACTTGATCTCTTCGAGTCCTTCCGACTTCGAGACATTCATGTCTATTTGTTCTCTCTTGCTCCATCGATCAGGAAAGCGTCTTTCGAGGATCCAGGCCTTAGCTCTCCAGTCTTCATTTACTGAGATCTCAGAGATCAATCTTGCCTCACTCACTCCTATAGCTTGATCAATCATTTCTGAAAACTCCTCCTTGTCTCTTCTCCATCGATGAAAAGTAGATTCTGAGATCCCCAAGGATTGAGCCGCTTGCCTCATTGGGATTCCTTTAGAGACGTAATCGCAAATCTGATTTGCGAGGATAGCTGTATACTTTGTGTTCTTTACGCGTTTCTTACTTTCATCCTTGCTATTCAAATTATCAAGAAATACTTCTCTTGCAGCCAATCCCTCAAGGTCTTCTTTCATATCCCCTCCAAGTCTGAGAGTGTGATCTCTTCAATCTTTTTGTTTAAGTGCTGCTCAACTTCTTCATAGACTTCAGGAAGATCTCTTAAGACTTCAACTCCAATTCTTAACCATAGATCAATCGCCTCGATCTTAAGTTGTTTCTCAGAGACTTTTCCTTTTTTAGTTTTTGTCATGGGGAGACTCCTTCCGATTATTCAAGACGATAATCTTATTTACAAAGAGCGTCCATCTTGTCTTTCCTTCATACTCCTCAGATCTAAAGGGTCCCTCGATAAAGACTTGAGATCCTTTTTGACACGTCTTGAGAATGTAATCTGCTTTAGCTGCGAATGAGACACAATTAAACCACGTCGTCTTCTTCTCTCCTTTGATCGCCTCACTTACTCCCACAGAAAAGCGAACGATCGATTTATCAAAAGTTCCGACCTTCTCAGGATCTCTTCCAAGATTGCCTAGAATGTTTAAATTATTTACTCCCATGATTCTTCCTTTCTTTAATGCCTCTCTCCAACATCTCTCTCATGATTCTAGATCGAGGACGATTCTCTTTTTTTGCGATTTGATTTAAGTCCTCAAACATCTTCTCAGGGACTCTTAAAGCTATATCTTTACTTGACATCTTCTCTCCTTTGTATTGGAATCATATGACATCATATAAGATAATACGCATAAAAGATTCTTGAGTCAAGAGGGGGATATAATATAATTAAAGGGAACACTTTACAAAAAGGGGATCATCATGAGTATTGACTTTAGCTCTGTGTGGCACATTATAGGATTGCTTGGAGCAATTGGATCTTTTATCTTCTATGGGGCTCGATCGTTTGGAAAGACTGTTGAACAGATTGAAAGACTATCGAAGGCAATTGATACTCTTCAACAAAACCTTGAGATTCAACATAAATCATGCAGAGAGGGACGAGTAGAACTATGGACGGAAGTCAACAAAATGAGAGAGCGATTAACCGCGGTCGAGACGATTCAAAAGCACACAGAGAAGAAATAGGATTTGTAAAGCTCGTCAATCAAACTGGAGGAGCTGTTGAGATTGTTAATGCAGCTCGTGTCTCTTTTGGAAAGAGGATAGATAAGATCGAGGAGAAGGATCTTAAGTTGATTCGTTATTTGTGGAAGAATAAACACACCTCTCCCTTTCGTCATATCCATTTTACTTTTCATATTAAAGCTCCCATCTTCGTCCTCCGTCAATGGATGAAGCATCAAATAGGATGCTCTTGGAATGAGATCTCAGGAAGATATGTTCAATTTGACTATGAGTTCTTTTGTCCTGAAGAGTGGAGGACTCGACCTCTTGATTCAATAAAGCAGGGAAGCGGTGACGCTTTTTACACTGATGAATGTGAGATCATCTCTCGAAGATATATGAGAGTAGTTAATCAATGTCATAATCTTTACCAAGAATTGATTGATTTAGGAGTGTGTAAGGAACAGGCTCGAATGATCCTCCCCTTGTCTCTATACTCAGAGTGTTATTGGACTGTTTCATTCCAAGCTCTTCTCCATTTCTTAGATCTTAGACTCGATTCACATTCACAAGTTGAGATCCAGGATTACGCTAAGAAAGTACAATCCATTCTTTTTAAGCTCGATGGGATTAAAGAGATCATGGAGCAGATCAATGAAATATGAATATGCTTTGCATTGGTATTATCATGCTCTCCTTTTATCAGATCGATCACCATGTACTAGAGGAAATGTAGGGGCCGTAATTATAGACTCTTTCAATAATCCGATCTCAATGGGATTCAATGGACCTCCAAGAGGAGCAGAAGGAACACTCTGCAAGAATGATCGATGTGAGAGAAATGATCTAAATATTAAAAGCGGAACTCATGTTGAGATAGGCTGTCATCATGCGGAGGCTAATGCTTTGATGAATGCATTGAGAAAAGGAATCTCTGTTGATCGCTGCTCTCTTGTGATAACGACCGCCCCTTGCTTAGTGTGTGCAAGGTTAATTCATCATGCAGGGATTCAACATGTATTCTTTCCTGCGTCTTCTAAATATGATCGGAGGGGTCAAGAGTATTTAGAAGAGAATAAGATCCAAGTTGATTTCATTGACTTGAATTATATTTGATGATAGATTCTACATTGATCTCTTTCTCCTAGTTGGGGGGTGATCAGTCCTTTCGAGCAAAAGCCTTCAACGATCTTCTCTCCGTTGGGGGCTTTTGTTTTTCTTAATCATGTTTAAGCTTATCTAATACCTTTTTTTTGACTTCTAAAACTGATTTCATGCTTTCTAGTTGAATAGAAACAACTCCATGATATTTATAATCTTCAAGAATCATCTTTCTTGAATTAGATGAAACCTCAAAATATACATAATTTGATTCGTCTGTGCATATGACTTCAAGCTGATAGTTTTTTGAAGTAGCTTTATCATAGTAGTTAATTGTATGACCTAATTTAATATCAAAATAAGGCTTTAGATTTATAGACATTCCTTTTCTCCGTTGAGTCTCTTCCTCTTGAGTCTCTTCTTTTTGAGTCTCTTCTTCTTGAGTCTCTTCCTCTTGAGTCTCTTCCTCTTGAGTCTTTTCTTCTTGAGTCTCTTCAATAATTTCAATTTGTTTATCATTAATTAAATCTTCTAAATTAAAAAACTCATTTTCAAGAGTTTCAATATCTAGAGAATAAATTTTATCACCATAAAAAGTTTCATTAATTGTGATAATTTCGGACCAACTTAAAGCGCCAACTGTTGAACCTAATGATCTTTTCGAAACCCCTAAATCAATTGATAAAGTTTCTGAATCCGCTTCAATTTCTTCAATTAAATATTCAATTAAATTAAATTGTTTTACAGTAAAAATTTCTTCACCAAAAACATTAAGTTTTTCTTGTAAAGTTAAAGCATTAAATTGATTTAGTTTCATTTGAGTAGTCATTTTAAATCCTTTCGAGATTTGTTTAAGTAGATCAACCGTTGATCATGTTTAAAGTTATATCCTTGTCTTTGCTTTATGTCAAATCTTTTTTTAACTTTTTTAAACTTTTTTTTGACAAAAGCCTATAAGTACATAAATTGAAAGGATAATTTATTTTAATTATGGAATAAGTTTTTTTAATTCTCTTTTGATCTCACTCGAATTATAGCCCATTGATTTAAGTTGTCTGATAAATACTTCTCTAATCTTGTCTTTATTCTCATCTGGGATCCTAAGAGTCTTATAATAAACTTGTCCTTTCCCTCTTGCCCATCTCATCAGAGTGGGAACAGAAGGGGCGCTTCCATCTTGAAAGAGAGCCTCTTGGACTTGTCTCCAAGTATACTTTAACTCTCTTAGTCTTTTGATCTCTTCTATTAAGTCAGGTCTACTCATTTAAAGAATCCTTCCACATCTCCTCGTCTATCATTTCCCTTCATCTCAAAAAGGAAGTCTTTGCACATTTCAACGATCCTCGATTGGCTCCGAATGTCTAAAAACTTTTGCTTCATTTGACGTGGAGAAAGATTAGAAGCAAAGAGGACCTGGACATTAGATTCATAGAGAGCATGTATAAGCTCATTAGTCGTTTGGATCCCCCACTCATTCATTCTAAAGAATCCCAACTCATCGAAGAAGACCACGTCCACACGATCAAGCCAGGTATAGCGAGGATCTTTTACATCTGTTTTATCGTCGAAGGATTGCTTGATTCTTTCTAAGAGAGACTGATGAGAAACATATCTAACTCTCTTCCCTCTCCATATCATCTCACGAGCAAGAGCAGCTAAGAGATGGGTCTTCCCGTTCCCTGTGTGCCCATGAATCAATCCTCCTCTTATTTGTCTATTTGCGAAAGATTGAGCAAGAGATTCAAGAGCCTCCTCAAACTCATAGTTCCCAAGATGTTTATTGATTGCCGTCGCAGTGAGCCCGCTTTGTTTGAATCGAATGAGGAATTGATTTGTCCTCCCACAATATGGACAAGGCTCGCTGTATACGTATCTGTGCTGAATTGGGATCCATAGTCCATCATCCTCGACTTTTAAGCCTAGAGGACGCTTTGAGAGATCCTCGACCTCTTCCCCCTCTTCATCCTGGATCATCACGGGATCATATCGTTTTAGATCATCGATGAACTCAACCCGCTCTCTCACATGTATTTGAGAGTGAGATGCTGAGCATCCTGAATATCCGCAAGCAGGAAGGAAGTTGATCTTCAGCTTAGGAGTCCCCATGATCACTTCTTTAGTTAAGAGATTAAGATTCTCTAGTTCGAAGGAGTGGACAAGATCAGGACGTTTTATATCTGTCTTGATTCCGCCTCCACTTTTCTTTTTTACTGCTTTGATTAATAGATTTAACGATTCATTTAAGCTTTGCATTCTTCTCTCCTTGCTTGCTTAGATTAAAGGCTTTGTAAGATCGGGAAACATAATCCGCTCTCGATCTGTGTATGATAATCGATGATAGTTTGCTTTGACGTGGTTCTCTGCTTTGAGTCTTTCTTCAGGATCGAGTATAGAAGACGGATATTGAAAAGTATAGACTTGATTGATCTCTCTCTCGTCCTCTTCAATCTCTTCAGTGTATCTTTCTCCCTCTTCCATGCTTCCCCACTTCCTCTCTATCAGAGAGTTAGAATATTGTTTATTATTGTTACTTATTGTATGGGTGGTCAATTTGTCC